AGAGTAACCAACTGATTAATAGGTTCTCCAATCAACTCTTCTACCATCAGGGCATATGCAGTTTCTTGAGCAAAGTAATCACCAATCATATCTTTGGTCTTGATTCTACTACTGGTCTTGAAGTCAATAATAGACAACACACCATCCCAATATGCAATCAAGTCAACTCTACCTGCCATCTCTAACTGTAGAGAGTATAATGCCTGTTCTTGATACCATACCTCACCTACATGTTCATCAATAACAGGTTTAATAGTTCTGAACATCTCTAATGCATCAGGGAAAGCACCTCTAGCATACCCATCTACATTTGCTATGTAATCTTCACATAGTTTGTGTACACGGTTACCTCTAGATGAAGCTTTAGCAGAGATTTTGTTGGCAGTTTCCTCACCAACTCTATTTCTCCATTCCATGATAGATTGTTTCTTTTTAGCACCGATAACGGTAGTGACAGAAGGTAAACGGATTCCATCTGGTGTAGTATAGAATCGTTTACCATTGATATTTTGAGATTGTAGATCTTCCAGTATAACTGGTGGATTGAATTTAAACATTATAATTGGATATATACTTTTTACGGATTGCTTCAAAGAATGTTACATCATCTTCTGTTAGATCTACCCCGTTAATATTTTCTCTATAATCAGAGACATAAGATAGTAATTCATTGAAGTCACCTTCATATTTAAAATGTTCAGTGATCTTCTTGGTATCATAAGCATCCATTATAATATGGTATCTATCTTCATTTGAATCATTTCTGATTTGGTGCCACAGATTAACCCATATCATATATGCTGAACCATCTGCTGGCATATGAAGATGTTCACCTTCACAAATATGAACACATTTCTCATTAGTCCATAAGGGAATATGAATTCTTGCCATGTATTCTGAAGTATCAGCATCCTTATGTACTAGACTCTTACAACTTGCTTTAAGGCATGATACTCTGACTCTACAAGGATAAAAACCAGATTCTTTGATTTGGTCTATGGTTTTCTTAATCTCCCCAACATAAGATTGAGTTGGTTTATCATGCTCAAGACCATGAGCAATACCAAAATATTTGTATGCTTTATAGATTAATTCGTTAGTAGGTAGAAAATTCTCTAGGGTGTCCCCTTGTTCTGTTTGAATTGCTTCCCAACCATCATGCCAATCACTATTACGACTTAGTAGACTCCAACCACCAAAACCATGATACTGTGGTGTTTCATAGTCTTTACCTTGAATGACTTGATCACCAAGAGTAAATACACTTTCCCTTACTTCTTGTTTAAGTTTTTCAATATCAAATTGAAAGTTTAACTTTTCATACCACATTATAATGCTCCGGTTTCTTTCAACATTTCATAGATTTCATCATAAGTTCTATTGAATGTTCCTAGTGTAATTGCTTTTCTAAATTTAAAATCACCTAAAGGTTCTACACTATGGACTTTACTGACATCCAGTAACCATATCTCATAAGGTTTAGCAATAAAACTATCTACCTCTTCCAAGTCTTCTTCTTTATATATACACCCATTAGTTTGGTTTTCTATCTTATAGGTATCTGGACTATCAGACTTGATATTATAAAATACAGTCTTGCAATTATCAGTTTCAATGTAAAAATTTATACTACAAATGATATCGCTATCTATGTGTGGTGGTATTCTAGCATTAATTGCCATAATTGTCAAGTGAAAATCACTCCAGTACCTCTTGGGTAAGATACTATAGATTTGGTCTTCCTCTGGACTCCATATCTTTTTATAATCAATACCTTTACCATTAATACCAGTAAATCTTTTTAACCCATCAGTGACAGCATATATTGGTGTCTCAAACATCTTATTGATTTTACGGAACATCATTTCCACTCTTTGATCTTAGACATTCTACCTGCCCAACTCTTTAATATCACAGTATTTGCTGAATTCTTTCCTACAACTTTTCTAATATCAGTTGTTAATGATATACGTAGATCATTGGATTTATTTTCATCAACACCATGTAGAACATATGAAGGGAAAAATATCAATCTACCTTCAACTGGTTTATATCTTCTCTCTCTAATAAAAGGAGACCCACTGAGAGAATTTCTATCCCAATCTATAGCACCACCAGTATCAAATGCTACTAAGTCACCACAACCTTCTTTTGCTTGTATATAATAGGTAGCTGCTATGGCTGATTCGGTGTGTCCATGAACTTCTAAACGTTCACCTGGTTCTCTGACATTAATCCATCCCATAAAATGCTCACACCCAACTAGGTTAAGCATTCTAATTTCTGGAATATTTTGTGTGATAGTCTTTGTAACTATATCAATGATTTCTTGTTTTATAATATCAAGATTTGGTCTGTTATAATCCCAAAGACTATTGTGGGGATCTTTATCTATTCCAGTAGAAATATTTTTACCAATGTCATAAATTTCATCTAATAGTTGTTTATTAAATTCATCATCAAATTTAGTCTGAACTTCCCATATAGGACTTTTCCAGAATAGATTTTGTGAATTTTCATACCAAGGATATCTATCTTTATCACTCATCATAACAAAATAACCAATTAAAGATTGGATTTCCAATTATTAAATGCGTCTAATAATTGTTTTGCGTTATCGTAATTAACATCATGTGGAATAATAGAATCATTTGGATTATTCTGTGATTTTATTTCTGCAACATGAAATGGATTAGCGTGTACATGATTGAAAATTGGGTGGTTTACATCATCCAATATTTTAATAAGAATGTCTGAATAATCCATAATCATATGAAAATACTTATGTTTGTCTTCAGATGATAGATTCAAAATCCTATTATAAACATCATTATCAAAATAATTCAATACGTGATGATGTTGGTAAATATGATCCAATGGATCAACATTTGGATATAAAACTTCGGTTGTTTCTACTACTTCATCCATTATACACTCCTAACAATCAATTTACTTTTTACTTTCTTGAATAAATTCTTGATACCAACATATGATGATGCAATGTAATAACTACCAAAGAACAAGGAACATAATGTCCAAGTACCAGCAACACCCATTTGTTGTTTCGGTGGTAACTTAGAAACCAAACGGCAAATAGGTCTACCAATACCCATGAGAATTCTACCAATCTCATTGTCAGTTTTAATAGCACCCATTAAATATGCCATGTGTTCTGACCAAGGAGTAGCAATCTTATAAGACCAATTGATACTTGCTTGTTTCTCTCTTAGTTTTCTTTGTTCTTTGTCCCTAATCCAAATCATAACCTCTGGTCCATCACCTTCCATCCAATCAACTACGGTTTGGGCCCAACGTACATATCCTTCATACATATTTGGATCTGTCTTTCTTAACAATTCACCAAAGTTCTGGTCTGCCTGGAATATATTACGTGGCATCAATCCAAGTTCATGCAATTTAGCACAAATGATCTTACTACAATTACAATTACAGTTATAACTAGAAATATTCGCATTACAGTTATAGGTACAAGCACAGTTGCAATTAGGTTGTAGTAATGGTGAACCATCACAATTGGCACAATTTATACATTGAGATGCAAAACATTGCTGACATTGAATATTCCCACAATTTCCAGAACAATTACAATTACCATTATTGCAATTTCCTTGTGCATTACTCTGAAAATATGTAAGACCATAGAATGCTGCTAAATTTGGTTGGCCAGGTCTATTATATTTTATCAAACTGTTAAGAAAATTCAAATCAGATGAATATGTAGCAGGACGACCTATTTCACCGTTTATAGTAGCAACAGATATAGTTCCAGATGATGGTAGAGTCATTTTTTAATCTTCGTGAGTTAGATAGTTAATATTTATAATCATTCTATATGTGATTTACCATATACATCAACACCATCAATGGTAGATACTTTTTCACTTACAACCTTGATTGGTATGACTTTTCTCTTTTTCTTTTCCTTATGTTCAAAGATGGTTCCCCATATATCCTGTCTTTCTAATGGAAGATTATCACTCTTGATTAGAGTAGGGATATATCCGTTAGTCATTTGCATGATACCTAATGCAAAATGAACCACATTATCAGAATAAGCATTAGCACAAGAGATATCCCAATACTTCTCCTGTAGGAACATACAGGCACCTTTACACACATGAAGAACAGGACACTCAGAGCACTCTTTACGATTGGACCAGTGTGTTACAGAATGTAATCTAACATTGTCATAATCATCCAGATTACCTCCACTATGTGATTCACCATTCATAGCAGTTTCAGCAGCACTTACATTCTGACAAGTAATAACATTACCTCTCAAGTCTACTGCTATACTATCTTCTGTATCCATACCACATTTTTGTCCTAGATACTTAGAACCTTTATGTGCAAGAACAGCATCAATGAAACCACCAATCTTTTGAATTTGTCCACTGAATCCCATAAACCCATCAGTCGAGATCATATCTGCTAATGCTGTCTGACGGAATTCAAAATGATCCTTCAATGATTGCAATGAATTAGTAGCACCATCTTCATCATAAGCATCTACAATACCACCTTCACCAATTTGCACATTCTCATCACCAGTTAATTCTACAAACCAATCATAAATTGCTTTACGACTCTTGTTCTTAGAATTCAACATAGCATTGAAACTAAATGGTTTCTTTAATCTGGTCATCATTCTATAGAAACCAAGAATACGTTCTTTCTTCTCTGGATCATCAAAAGGGTCTGGACCACGAACAGATTGACCTGGACCATCATGAGAAATAGAAACACCAAAGTCCATCATCATCAACCAATCAATAATCTCATCGGTTAGGATAGATCCATTGGTAATAATAGAGAAGTGTCTGTTTACATTTAATTCTTTGAATTTTTCACTCAATGCTTCTGCAAGTGGTTTCATAGTCTTCCAATAGACTAATGGTTCACCACCCCAGAATTCTACTTTTACATGTTCTCCAAATTCCAATACTTCTAGTTTCTCTAGAAAAGAATCAATATCTTTCTTATTAGTTTCTGGTGCTCTTTCAACAAATTTTTGTGAGCAATAATCACAGGAGTAATTACAACTCAGACCCATTTGAATTTTTAGAACATTGATTTTTCTAGATTTTTTGATAGGATTATCTTTATCAAAAGGAACTATAGGTTCCATATCATAACTTGGAAGGGGGTCATACTGAAAAACTGTACCATCTTCATTAGATAAAGTATTGGATTCGTTATCATAAAAGAATATTCTTTTATCTTCTGCACTTTTTTCAGCATGTATTTCAAATATCATTTTTTTATAATCCTAATTTCTCTTTTTGAATTAAATAATGTTTTACAAAACCAGATCTTACTACGTCATCAGTAGTAAATTTAATATGAGACACATCTTGCATTTTATCAAGAATATTCATTATCTCTAAGAATCCTGTCTTTTCTCTTTTAATACTTAGGTCATTCTGTGCATGGTCACCACAAAGAATAAAACGGCAGTTCTCACCAATACGAGTCAATACTGAATCAATCTCATGGAATGTTGCAGATTGGAACTCATCAAATACAATAATACAATCAGAGAATGTTAACCCTCTAAGGAAACTGGTTGTCTGAAAATCAATAATCTTCTTCTCTACCATGAAATACCAAGAGTCACCACGACCAATCAATTCATTAACAATATTCTTATAAGGTTCTTGATAAATCTTTGATTTTTCTTCTAAAGTACCTGGAACAAAACCAATATCTCTTGATGGAACCGCAGAACGAATGATGATGATCTTTTTATATCTGGATCTTTCTGCCATCAATTCTTTTAATGCAAGATATAATGCCAAGAAACTTTTACCTGATCCTGCTGAACCAGATAATACTAAATGGTTACCTTCATCAAACTCTTCAAATGTTTTCTCTTGGTTATCTGTTAATGGATTTATTTCCCTTAGATTAAAATGTTGCTTTTGAACTTCTTCTGAGGCCGTCTTTGGTACTTTCTTTGGTTTAACTGCCATGTTATCCCTTTGTTGTTGTTATAAGATTAGATCCACTTACTCCCTACGGTTTTATGATTATCCTTTAGAGTGTTACCTGGAACCGTTGCTTTGATTCTATCAATAACATGATGTTCAAAAGCCGAATCACCTTGACTATACTTAGGTATATTCATTCTCATACTATCAGACATTATATGTAAATGTTCTGCCGAATGATATCTTTCCAAATGTGGATTGTCTAATATAAACTGATCATATTCTTTATATGAAAAAGAATGTTCTGTTACTTCACCTGTTTCTTTATTTCTAAAATCATATCGTGGCATTTGACACTCCAAACCATTCTGGGATATTACGACTATTTATTTTACCTTTCCATGAGGCAAGATGTTGTTTTGCATTCTGATAATAATTTCTATAAGAAGCAATACTATCATTTTCTATTATATATGATTTGTCCATAGCAGGAGTAGGTTCAGTAAATTTATATAACGTAGATATATTTTTAGGTAACAATGCTAGATGACCAAGCAAACCTTCACATTTATGATGTTTACCATATCTGTATGTATATTCATCGAGCAATTCACAAAACAATTCAAACAACCAACGATAATTTGATGCAGATTGTCTTACCCAAATAGCGGAAGGGTGGTTTAAATGTGTTGCCTTATATAAAACATCGTTGCGACCATCAGGAAGAATCCATGATGTGGTTTTACGACCAGAATCGGATATTCCCGTCAATAATACACCATCAATAACACGATGTGCTGTTGAAAGTAGTTGACATGTCTCTAGTATCATTTTGATGCAATGTTTGTCATTGTGCATTTGAGCACAAACCTTGGGGTTATTGTCAAGATAGAAAATGTTAATGTTTTTTCTCCATAATAAAATTTAATTTATAAATAATTATAACACATAAGTTAGATAAAGTAAAGGGGTCTTGCGACCCCCTGTTCTTTATGGATTCTTCCTCGGTCTTCCACCCTTATTACGTGGTGGTTCC